GCGCTCACCTGGGCCGACCCGCCGCTGCCGCTGCGCTGGAACATCGAGGACAGCCACGGCGGCGAGCCAAGGACGAAGGCCGTCAACGTGGGCCGCATCGACCGAGTGTGGCGTGACGACAACGGCCTGATCATGGGCGAGGGCATGCTGGACCTCTCCGATGAGAACGGCCAGCGCGCCCACGACAAGATCAAGGGCGGGTTCCTGCGTGGCGTGAGCGTGGACGTCGACTCCATCAAGGACGCCGACATGGAGCTGGTGTGGCCGGACCAGCCGGACGCCGACGGCGAGGGCGACCCGTTCGCGCAGCTCTTCGCCTCCCCGGAAAAAGTCGTCTTCAACAAGGGCCGCATCCGGGCGGCCACGCTGGTGGACATCCCCGCTTTCGCGGAGGCGTACATCGCCCTGTTGGGTGAGGACGGCGCGGTAGTCGCCGGCGGCGAACCGATCGGTGCGGTGCGTGAGGCCCGCGTTCCACGCGCGCGCGTGGCCTCTGTGGAGGCTCCGGTGCGTCCGCCGGCCGAGTGGTTCAGCGACCCGCACCTGTCCGTCCCGACCGGTATCACGGTGACCCCGGAGGGCCGTGTGTACGGACACGCCGCGCTGTGGGGTACCTGCCACATTGGGCAGGCTGGCGTGTGCGTGACGCCGCCGCACGAGGAGAGCCACCCGTACTACATGACCGGCAACGTCTGGACCGAGGACGGTTCGTCGGTCCAGGTCGGTCAGATCACCGTCGGCACCGGGCATGCTCCGCTCTCGTACGGCTACCGAGCCGCGTCCGATCACTACGACAACACCGGCGCGGCCGTGGCGGACGTGGCCGTCGGCAACGACGCGCACGGCATCTGGGTCGCCGGCGCCATCCGGCCGGGCACGTCCGAGTCCCGAATCCGGGAACTGCGCGCGGCCGGCCAGGTGTCCGGCGACTGGCGCCGCATCGGCGGCTCGCTGCGGCTGGTCGGCCTGCTCGCCGTGAACGTCCCCGGCTTCCCGGTGCCCAAGCTGCGCACGCACCTGACCAGCGGGCAGCAGCTTTCCCTCGTCGCGGCCGGTATCCCGCAACTCCACGACGGCCTTTCGGAGGACGAACTGGACCAGTGGGCGTACCGTCGCGTCCTCAAGACCTTGTCCGCCCGCGTACATGGAGAGGAGTGATCACGATGTGCGGCTGTAACCGGCAGGCTCCGCCCCCGCCGCCTCCGCCCCCGCCGATCGGCGGCGAGCAGGGCTGAACAGCGGCAACGGCCGAATCGTCTGGGTCCTTGTGACTTTTGGCGATTCGGCCGTTTGTATGTACCGTGCGCGCCGACTTGATCTCGGCCGCTTCCCACGGAGGTTTCAGTGCCGGAACCGGAGCTTTTCAGCGCACCTGACGACCTCTCACTGGTGGGGGAGTCCGACCTGCGCGAGCTGGAGACGAACGCGGTCGCGGAGTTCGACCGCATCAGCGGCCTCCAGCACATCACACCCGATCACATCTCCTACTCTCAGCGACTGACCCGCGACCTGGACCGCATTCGCGCCGAGCTGCGCGTGCGGGCGGTCCGCGCGGAGGAGCTGGCCGCGACCGCACAGCAGGAGGCGGCCCGGCAGATGGCTTTGCTGCGCCAGTCCGTCCACGCCGGTGAAGGCGAAGGCGGAGAAGGCGGCGAAGGTGTCCCGGCCGCGTCGGTGACCGCCGGCGCGCGCATCGACATGGCCGCACTGACCGAGGCCGCCGCGCGCGGTGTGGCATCGATCCTCTACGGGGACCAGGGTCCGGAGGCCGTACAGCGGCGCGTGGCTTCGCTGAGCCAGGTGCGCGAGCGTGCACCGCAGGCCAAGGTTCCGAACGCGCAGTCCATGGCCGTGACCGCGTCCGTCGACATTCCGGGCGTGGCGGCCGGGCAGGCGATGCCGACGCTCGAAGCCCTGTCCGAGGCGTTCCGCTCCAAGGCCAAGGCCATTCCGACCACGCAGTACGGCGAGCGCGGTGCGCCCCGCCACCTGGTCGCGAGTGTGCGCAACCAGTTCGATCACACGGTCGACGACCGTACGTCACACTCCAAGATCGAGGAGCTGTGGCATTCGATGACGCAGGAGGGCGGCAAGGCGGACGCCCTGCTCGCAGGTGGTGGCTGGTGCGCTCCGTCGGAGATCAGCTACAACTTCTTCAACATCGCCGAAGCCCCGATGGGTCTGATCGACCTGCCCACCGTAGGCGTGAGCCGGGGTGGCATCCGATTCCCCGTCAGCCCCGCGATCGGTGACGTGTTCTTCCAGTCCGGCGGGTCCAACCCGGCATCCGGCATGGGCGGCTTCGCGTTCACCTTCTCCAACGCCTCGGACCCGTGGCTGTGGACCGAGTCCGACGACATCGCCACCGTGACGGGCTCCGTCAACAAGCCGACGCTGCGCGTGCCGTGCCCGTCCTTCTCCGAGGAGCGGCTGGAGGCGTACGGCATCAGCCTGACGGCGGGCAACCTGACCGACGACGCCTACCCGGAGTCGACGCAGAACTTCATCCGACTGCTGCGGGCCGCGTACGCGCACGTCATCAACGCCCGGATCATTTCGCTGATGGTGGCGAGGTCCACCAACGCGATCACCATCGGAGGGGCGAACAAGCCGGCGTTCCAGACGCTGCTCTCGGGCATCGAGCTGGCCGCGATCGACTACCGCAACAAGTACGCGATGCGCGACGACGCGGTGCTGGAGATCATCCTTCCGCGCTGGACCCTCGCAGTCATCCGGGCGGACCTCGCCTGGAGGACCACGGTGGAGCGCGAGAGCGTGTCGGATGCGCAGATCATGACCTGGTTCACGGACCGGTCCGTGCGCGCGCAGTTCGTCTCCGACTGGCAGGTGCGCGGCTCCAGCCAGTTCGGCAACAACAGCGCGAACATGACCGCCTGGCCGACCAGCGTGGACTTCCTGCTGTACGCGGCGGGCACGTTCCTGCACGGCAACGGCCTCCAGCTCGACCTCGGCGTCATCCGCGACAGCGTGCTGAACGCGGAGAACGACTACACCGCGCTGTGGGCCGAGGAGGCGCACCTGGTCGCCAGGGTCGGTCACGAGTCCCGCCGCTACACCGCCACCTTCGCGGTCAACGGCTCGGGCTCGGCCACACAGGCTCTCGGCGCTCAGATCTGATACGTGGCCGCAGCGGCAGTGAGGGGAGTGTGACGTGGTCGGTATCCGGGGCATAGTCAGCGGGCCGGACTTTGTCGCGCTCCCCAACGCGCTGTGGGACGCGGTGCAGCACCCGGCCGAGGACGGCCCGCACTGGCGGCAGGGTGTGACCTGGCAGGACTGGTGCGGGGGCGCGGACACCACGTACGTGGACACCTGCGGCATCGTCGTGACGGGTGCCGGTGGTGCGGCCCCTCCGCCGGCGCCTCCGCTGGCCGCGACGTCCGCCGTGCTGGACCGTGGGGCGACGGCCTTCACGGTGTACGCGGAGTTCGACTGTTCGCTCATCGGTCTTCCGGACACGGACCAGGCCGTGAACGCTCTGGCCCGCTCCGAGGCATACCAGGTGTCCCGGGCATTCTGGACCGGGCAGGCAGGCGGACTGTCGACGGTGTGGCCGCACCTGGCCGCCAACACGGTGCTGGACGACCCGCAGGGCATCCGGCTCCAGACGGCGGCCTCACCGGTGCTCACCGGGGCGGACGACGCGGCCGTCATCGTCGGCCAGATCGACGCGCACCTGGCCTCCGAGTACGGCGGCGAGGGCCTGGTCCACATCCCGCCGGATGCCCTGGCGACGCTCCAGTCCCGTGTCCTCGCGCGACCGGACGGCAACGGGGTCATGCGCACCCCGGGCGGCCATCGAATCGTCGCGGCGGCCGGTTACGACGGATCCGGGCCGGACGGGACGGCCGCCCCCGCTGGATCAGCGTGGATCTACGCGACCGGCGCCATGTTCGGCTACCGCTCGGACGTGTTCGTGCAGGAGATGCCCGGGACGTTCGACCGGGCGAAGAACACCGTCCGCAAGATGGCGTCCCGCACGTATCTGTTCGGCTTCGAGTGCGTACACCTGGGCGCGCTCGTGACCCTCGGCGTACCCACCTAAAGGGGTGTAGACAGTGACATCAACCGTCGCCAGTGCGGCAACCCCGATCAAGGGGACGCACTACCGCATCGTCAAGCTGGACGCCTGCGGCAACCCGGTCACCGGCACCGGCAGCCTGGTCATCGTGTCCAAGGGCTTCGTCCAGGTGCAGATGGAGCCGCAGTACGAGGACGGCACCGAGTTCTTCGAGCGGACTGCGGACGGCAGCATCTGCGTGAACCAGAAGGACGACCCGGTCCTCAAGCGCATGCAGCTCCAGATTGAATTCTGCGAGATCAACACCACCGGCCTGTCCTACCTCGCCAGCGCGCGGGAGCTGACCGCCAACGCGGCCGGCGTCACCGGGATGGGCTTCGCCTTCTCCGAAGGCTCGCCGTCCAACCGGTACTCGCTGGAGGTGTGGCAGAAGGTCGCCGGGTCCGGCGCGTGCGATCCGTCCGGCGCGCAGCGCT